CAGGTGTACCAGCAGAAGCAGTAGTAACAGAGATATCTGTGAGACTGATGCCTCCACCACCTCCACCACCATCTGCTGCAGCGGTCCAATTAGATCCATCCCACTTGAGAACTTGTCCTGTTGTAGGAGGTGTTGATAGGTCTACACCAGCAAGATCAGCAAGTGAACTATTAGTATCTAAAAGTTCTACCCAAGAACCGTCGCCAATAGAGAAACTATTGCCCTGACCAGTATGGAAATGACACCAATAGTATAGTGTATCAGGTGCAGAAGCAGCAGGTGTCCATTCAACTGTACGAGTAGTAGCAGCAACAAACCCACTGACATATTGTGCCATGGTTTTGACAACACCATCTAGTTTATAGGTGACACCAGTAGTATAGTGAGATCCACCATTCAATTCTCCATCCAGAGTTGCACTGATCATTAATGGGTGATGCACACTAGCATAAGTGGCATTACTAGAATCTGATTGATCAAAAGTATAAGTAACACCTCTTCTGATAATGAAGGATCCTGGTTTTTCTACACCATTAAAGTAGAATACACCAGTTGATTGTCCAGCAACAGTGTCTACACCTACTGTAACTGCAATACTGGTAACGTTATTATGAGAGAAGTATCCTTTACCTGTACCATGTACGTGTGCAAACATACCATGATAAGTAGATGCATTTGGGAGACTTGCAATTGTAGAAAAGTTATTTGCGTAATATACTTTACCAGTTGTAAAAAGATCTCCAGATCCTAAATTTAAATTACCATTGACATTTGCACCTGTATTAGTAACTTCCAGTCTTAGAGTTTCAGATGCACCAGCATAAAATTCAATCTTGTTAACACTCCTGATCTCAAGATCATTGAGAGTATTTCCATGTCTGATAGTAGAAGCATGACTATTATCGTTATGAGTGATAGTCAGATCACCCTGACTTGCTCCACCTAGAGCACCACAACCAAAGTAAGACGCTTTGATACCATCAGTTCCAACAATTCTTACATCAGTTAGAACACCAAATCCTCCACCACTAAGATTAGTCTTGCCTCTCTCACATACACTGTCAAGAGTATCTACTTCTGCTGTTAGATATCCAGCACTAGCATGGTTACCCCAACCATATGCAGTGTCCCAGTTAGTAGAGTTAGTAAGATCTGGTGGAGTAAATGTAAACTCACCATTTGTAGAGTTGTATGCAAGTGCAGCAGTACCAACCGCAGTAGTTGTTACACTAGGTTGCTGAGGAACAACTGGTTTGTTTAGAATTCTTGCAACACCACCAGAAGCATTCCAGTCTGATGGAACTTGTGCTGCAGGAATAGTAGGTGTGTTTGTTAAACTATTATAGTCACCATCAAAAGGGGTGACCCACTGAATAGTAGCACCAGTAGAACTTAAAACTTGTCCTGCTGAACCAGGAACACCACCTGCTTGTATGGGTTTGCCAGCAGGAATGTTGAGACCTTCTTTGATCTCAATGGGAGCATCGTCCCCGTAATTAGCAATTTGGTTTGCAAGTAACTTTGACATACTTCTAGTCCTGGTGACACTTATTCCGAGCTAGAAGTATTTATTAAAGCGGACGATCGGACTTGAACCGACGACGTTCTGCTTGGAAGGCAGACATTCTACCACTGAATTACATCCGCAAAAAAGGGGGAGGTCAATCCCCAAGGCACATGCACGCCACCTGTTTTAGTTTAGATGCAAAACAGGAAATCATCCACACGGAAGGGGTTTGGCACCACCACTTATTCTTTGACTGGAAATAAGAAACCAGGCGGGAGATATTCCCATCCGCACCACTTGTTCTTATGGAAAAACAAGAAACCCGAGGGGTCGTAAAACCCATCCCGACCAGAGCAAGTTTTAAGTCATTTCGGGACTAGTCAGGACGATACTGTTGACTTTTGTAGTCACCAAAATCGATGACATCTTCACTAAAAGCACCTTTAATGTTGACTGGTCCTGCTGCAAAGGTGACATCATCTAGTGCATCTAGATCACCACCAATACGACCAGGTTTTAGATAGTCAGATGACAAACTAAAACTGTAATCAGGATCAGAACTGAATTGGATCTGTTGATGTTCTTCAATCTTTTTATTCAAGTCACTAACGTGTTGATACTCAACGAAGAGTTCAGAGAGATACTCTTCTTCGCCCTCAGCAAGAGCGTTAATCAGTGCTTGACGGAGTGCTTCTTCAGCAACTTGGACTTGTGATTTTACGCTCATGGTAACCTCAGTTGTATTTGCGGTAGGCACCGACCTCAGGATCGGGGTCTAACCACTTGGTGTATTCAAAGTCCTCAATGGCATAGTCTAGTTGAATAGAATTGTCAAGGAGGTACATATCAGAGTAACGCTTAGTCCAGTCGTTGTACTTCTGGATGCGATAGTCTGGCATACCGTTGATCTCTAGCGTACCGCACTCGACGTAGCGGTAAGGATAGCGTTCAAGGATGACTTCGGGTTTCATAGGATGAAAGTGGTGATTGCTGCGTATGCAATAAGTATAGCACACAATCGGGAGAGGACAACCATGTATTTTTTGAGAGGTGTCCCAAAATACTGCTGTCCAATCATGAGACACTTGTGTGCAGGTGAGACAAGGTATCCAGAATACTCAGTGCAGAGGAACCACACGAGATACTGAGGACCAAAGACTGCTACAAGAGCAGAAGTCATGCCAGCATACTTACCAGATGATCCCATGATGTAAGCAGCAACCATAGCAACCAGAGATGCAGGGATAAGCATATCAGGTGTTGCTGCGTTAAGGTATGCCATCACAGGTTCTTTGATCTGTCCGACGATACCACCAAAAGCAAGGACAATAGTAGCAATGACAGCAAACTTAGCGTCAATCCATCGACCCCATTTCCAATCACGGTAAACAATAGAATAGTAAGCGCACATAGCGCCAAACCATGGGAAAAAGAAAATCGCACCGCCCTTACCTGTATTAAGTAGAAGGATAACTGTAGCAATTAGTGGTGCCCAACCTGTAATAGCACGACGCCAGTTAAAGTCTCGTACATATTCAAGATTAGGAACAACAGATGCTGCTGGAACCTTGGTAAAAATATACCACCAAGTGTATGCCAAGGTGATAGCAAGAGGGATAATAGTATATCCCAAGAATGTTGAGTAAGAAACACCCATCACTGCCATAGGCAGGACAACTGTCTTCTCCAACGGTGACCACCAATAGTAGTGGTGGACAGATAGGTAATCAATCACACCAAAGGCAGAACGCCTCTCCTTATCAGGTGGTGCGATGGCATCAAGGAGTGGTGCTGAGAGAGCAACACGTCCAGGGATAGGTAGGATACCACCTAACAATGAAGTGATGATAACAAGGACACGATTATCCTTGACATATTTTTTTGCTAATGAATATACATCTTCTAAAGCACTATGCTCACGGATAAAACCACCCAAAATCATAATACCGAAGATGTAACCCATGTATAGTTCATTCTTCAGTATAGCTTCAATCATTAAGATCCTTCCTCATGGTTAGAATACATTTCAGTAAAATCATCGACCTCAGCAACAGCAGCTGCTGCTTCTTTATACTCAGCAGCAGGGACAGCAACCACTGCCCTGCCATCTGGTTGGCGAATCAAGAATGATTCACCTGCTTCGATGCGATCCATGTATGCATCGAAGTCTTTTTCAAACTCAGCAAACGGAACTTCAACCATTGATTTCTTTAAAATCCTTTTCAAAAATTGCAAGTCCTGCATCAGTCAGGACATGGTTATACATCTTGTCGAATACTGCAGTAGGCAAAGTACATACGTCAGCACCATACAAGAAGCAGCGGGAGACATGGTGAACGTCACGAAGACTAGCGGCAAGAACCTTAGTCTGCACTCCTTTGGCAGCATAGAGACCACCAATGGCACGTACCAGTTCCACGCCACTGAAACTATTATCATTCATCCTACCCACAAACGGGGAGATGTATGTGGCACCTGCCAAAGCGGTCATCACTGCCTGAGAAGCAGAGAAACAGAGGGTAACGTTAGTTTTTACATGCTGCTCAGAGAGGATCTTACATGCAATAAGACCTTCTTTTGTCAGAGGGAGTTTGATGGTAACTTCTGGTCCAATAGCAATGTACTGTTGGGCGTTTTCCAACATCTCATCAGCATTATTACCATCAACCTCAGCAGAAATACTCTCGAAAGAGAAATCGCGAGATAGACGACTGATGAAATCAAAATAATCTACACCAGACTTGCGAACTAGTGTAGGATTGGTTGTGATACCTGCCACAAGACCAGTTTCATAACGGTCTTTGATCTCTTTATATACTGCTGTGTCTAGAAAAATTTTCATGGTTTAAAAATGATGTGTTGGTAAAGTTACCAATCGGGGTGATAGGATTTGAACCTACGGCATCTCGCTCCCAAAGCGAGTGCTCTACCAAACTGAGCTACACCCCGACAATATCTTCTTTCCAAAGGAACTGTTCCTCTAGATTATAATGTAATTTGTAGTTAGTTGTCAACACGTAGTAACCAACAATGTTGACATTATCACACTCGAAACCGTAACCCCTTACTTTCTCACATGCCCCATCGATTACAAAGCATTTGTCGGTATGTAGATAGCTGTGAAAGCGGTCGTCGAGATTGATCATTAGCGTTCCTCAAAAGTGATGCGGCGGACCTTGCGTTTGCGTCGTTCCTCTTGGTATTTTAGGTCATCAGGTGTCAGAATTCCGTTATATTTAATATTTTTTTCATGATTGACTAACACTACTTGACTTAGATCAATAGCGCCAACCGTATCATCTACAACTTTCATCTGATTAGGACATCCACAGAACTGAACTTTGCTAGTGCTTGTCAGTTCTTTGCGACATGCCTTGCATCTTGCTGTTAACATTGTTAAACATTTAACCTCTTAGTGAGAATGGGTGAAGAGGGGATTGAACCCCCGACCGCCTCCGTGTAAAGGAGATGCTCTACCGCTGAGCTATTCACCCTAATGTCGCTGAGAGGACTTGAACCTCCACGGGATACCCCACTGGAACCTAAACCCAGCGCGTCTACCAATTCCGCCACAACGACTTATTTAAAACTTACAGAAGAATCCCCTGCACTAATTTCTCCAGTTGGTATAAGGTTAAATGCTAGTGAGTACCTAGCATTTGGAGATTTATTTGTAGTTACTCTATGTATAAGGTAACTTGGGAAGAACAATAAAGTATTTTTTCTAGGAGTGTAGGGGAATAACTTAGCATTCAGTATGTTTACTTCTGATGGTGTGTTGAATTGAAATGATTGTGGATCTAGGTTTGTTGATGCAAACTCTATTTCTCCACCAGATACATCATCAAAGTAAAATACACCACTAAATGCAGAGTTTTTGTGGTTATGGTACTGAGAGTATCCGCCAGGATTTGTCTTAGTACCCCATGAAGTAGAAATTCTAAAGTCTGTAGAAAGAAACTTTAGATGTTCATCTTTGTAGTAGTAGAAATACTCTAAGAGCATGTCTGCTTCTGCTTGATAGTAGTTTAATACTTTATTGTTCTTGGTAATGTAAGTTTCACTAGAACCTATCTCATTTGTTTTACGATATTCAAACTGCTGTATCTCTGCCAATCTGGATAGATCTACTCGGACATCAATTGATGCTAGAGGAGAGGAAAATAGAGGGTAAATTGAAGCAGATATCGTGGTCATAATAATGAGATAGAACAGGCACGGCTGGGGTCGAACCAGCAATCGATCGCTTAGAAGGCGATTGCATTATCCATTATGCTACGTGCCCAATTGGGTCAGCGACCCTGACCAAACTGACCGTAACCTGTACCTGACATCCATCCGCCAGGACCAGACTGGAAATTTTCGGAACCACCACCCAACTCTGGGAGAGGGTCGAGTTGTGTAGTAGTTTTACCGTTGCCAGTAGCAATATTATACATCACCTCATGAATATTGTCCACCTCTTTTTTGGGAGGTTGATCTTCATTTTCAGGGATGAGAAGATTTTCTTCTTCTAGTTGTTTACGTGCTTCTTTCATCTCAATCTGCTTCTCACTGAGAGTAGCAGGTCCGAACCAAGGATCATCTTCCAAGAATTCTGGTGCTGGAATAGTCTTGTGTTTATTCACGAGTTTTTTGAGTGCTCTGATGATCATGACTGCCAGTAGTAATGGTAGAAGTTTCCGTTGTTGCTACACATGGGATCCTGTGATGCCACGCGATATCTTAGCATACTTTGTCCTTTGAAATCTGTCCTGTCTCCAATGATGCTGTATGCAGAGAGCATCTTAGTCCTGTCCTGTAACCTCTGAACCAACCCCCAGTCTACTGCAGGTTGGTTGCGCCACATTCCTTCGTATTGTCCAGGTGCATACACTACACCAGATACATTATTAGGGAACTTAGGCGACCTTACTCTATTCAAGACTGATACCGCAACACATTGCTCATCCATGGTATTGAGTGCTGCTTCAACTTTGACCACCTTAGAAAGGTGAGCATAGTCAGCAGGCGTCAGCGTCATGAGCAGTTGAAGAAGAGAAATCAAAATAGTCTTTCCTGTAGTAACGTCCGAGGATATTGGAATTATAGTAGGCGGGATCGCCGTTGTCAAGTGCTTTTGTCAGAACGTCGTGAAGAAAAAGTTGTCTTGTTTCTTCATAGTTGGTTCTCCCTGGGGTCTCGTGGAGGGAGAGTATGGTTCTACTAAAATTCTCTTTACCGAATTGTTTGATGTCGTCCTTGAGTTCTGGACATGACCCATAATACCGCTTCCAATCACTTTCGGAAGTGACCCTTCGCTTTCCACCCTTTGGTTTTCTTTTTTGCCAGAAATATTTTCGACCGATGTACTGCTTGCCTGATTGTAGATTAGTAATCCTGTAGACAAAACCGTACATACCGTCAATGTTCTCAGATAAAAAAGGTGATCCTCTAAGTAACCACGGATTTTCATAATCAACCACTGTCCCATGTATGAACTGCGATTATTTATGGTTCGTCAAATAACACTTCATTGATGTATAAATCTGCCCACCTGTCACCAAAATAATTGGCAAGAATACGTCTAGTTTTATCATTCAACTTCTGTTTTTTACAGTAGTTTATCTGTGCATCGTACCTTTCGTCTGCTCTATTGTAATTAATAGTAGATCGCCATACAGCACTGACAAATGTGTCTAGATATTCGTTAACAACGTGGCAAAAATTCTCTCTATCTTCATCGTCTTCCAGTCTGGCAAACTTACAGTAAGGAGAGAAAATTTCACCCCACTGTGGGATGTCTCTATTATGCTTAAATCCATAATATCTGCTGATATCTGCAATCTCTTCATAGATTGAGTGTCCGATACCATCTACAGGAGAGATGTCTGTGATAGCAGCACTGCAAACATTATTATTAGCGACAATATCTGCACCAAAAATAGGCAGATTGAACTCTGGATCTGGATACCAAATGCAGTGTAAGATATCTAACTTACCTAGCGTTGCAGTTTCTAGGTGTACCTTACGAAGTCCTGTGCAACTGAACATTTCGTTTTTAATACTGAGATTTCCATCTTCAGTGTCCTTATATACCTCTGCAAATTCATCATCAACATCAAGTGGTTCTACATTAGGTAGAGTTTTTTGATGTTTGCGTATAATATTTGCCAGGTCATCGATCATTAATCCCATGGGTCTGGTATTTGAATTTCATTGCTTGGAGGAACCATGCGTCTGTCAGACACTTTGGTCCGTCCATGATTATCCTCGCTTGTTTTTCGTTTACTGATGGGTCTTGGAGAGCTCTTACCTTCCAACCAGGCAAAGAATTTTTCGTCATACTTTTTGAACCAGTCTAGGATCTGCATAACCTAAATTTAGAGAAATTCTGTAGTCTTTAGATGGCATCGAACTAGCATGTAATGTCAGTCCATCGAAGACAACCATTCTTCCCTTCTTTGGAGTAACTCTATCTACAATTTCTCTGTTTTTATCAAAGAAAAAAGTATCACCATCAGCGTCATTAACATAATATAGACATACTGTGTGAGGACATTTCATATCCGTATGCATATTGTTATGTAGTGGTGCATCTTTTATTGGTAAATACATACCAAACTTTACTCTGAATAATTCAGCAGGATTTGTACCTGCTTTTTCAGACATGCATAGTATCATACTAGACATGACTTGCATAATATCAGTAACTGGTCGATACTCATTGAATGCTAAATGACTAAACCCAGGAATTCTAGGTTTATTCATCTTGCTTGCTAGAATATCCTCCTTTACAAAGGTAACATCATTAAGGAATGACCAATGAAAATCAGTAGTAGTTGTCATTTCATGTAATTGATGCTGCATAATTGCAGGCATCACATCATCAATAATTCTCATAGTTGGAAACCAGCAAAAGTATCCTTCTTAACGTCTTGTTTGATGCTACCAATCAAGTAACTCTCAACCTCAGTCTCCTGTGGTGCTACTTGCATACCTTTAGAAGACAACCAATGTGCTGTCCAAGGTAGTGGGTTGTTGCTGATAGGAGTGTCAAAGATTGCCTTCAATCCAATAGATTTCAGACGACGATTTGCAGTCCATTCAACATACTTAGCAAGCAGTTTGTCATTGAGACCGATGATAGAACCATCTTTGAACAGGTATTCTGCCCAAGATTTTTCTTCTTCGACACAATCACGGAACATCTGATAGACATTCTCTTCTTCCTGCTTAGCAATTTCTACCATCTCAGGATCATCACCGTCACGCCACTTGTTCAAAATGTTCTGAGTGATGGTCATGTGTTGACTTTCGTCTCTCGCGATAAGTCCGATGATCTTGGCAGATCCTTCCAGTAGTTTAAGTTCGCCAAAGGCGAAAGAGCAAGCAAACGAGACGTAAAATCTAATTCCTTCAAGGATATAGACATTCGCAACCGCTCTGTATAGTTTTCGTTTAAGGTCATTGATTTCCCATTGGGATGTAGGTGATCCTCTCCACTCATCACGCCACATATTACCTGTGCCATACACCTGAGCACACTGAATGAACTCATCATATGCTGCAGTAACAGACTTTGCTCGTGAGAGGATCTTCTCGTCGTCTAGAATGTGATCAAAGACATCAGTAGGGTCTGCATATACATTCTTGATAATATGAGTATATGAGCGACTATGGATCATCTCCATGGTCTGCCAGATATTCATAGCAGCTTCAAGTTCAGGTAGTGAACAGTATGGCATAAAAGCCATCCCAGGACCACGCCCTTGTACACTGTCAAGGAGGATCTGATACTTGAGGTTCGAGGTAAAGATATGCTTCTGTGCTTCATTTAGAACTTGATAATCTGCGCGATCCTTTTGCAGCGATACCTCTTCAGGACGCCAAAAGTATCCAAGTTGTGTCTGTGTCAGTTTATCGAACACAGGATACTTAAACTTATCGTATCTTTGGACGCCCAAAGGCGGTCCAAAGAACATCTTTTGTTTTGTGCTGTCAACAGTGTCTGTATTAAACACTGTCATTCCTTCAACGTTACTACTCATTGGTTCGCCGTTTGTTCTAAATTTTGCAACTGTCACAATCTTCTTCCTCGGTTTGTAGAATTTGGGTAAGTAAGTCTTCGATTGATTCTTTCTTCTCCTCTGTTAGTTGTGGTTCATCACTCTTGATATCATATGTGTTTTGATAATAAGAAGTCTTCCATCCATACTTGTATGTCTTCAGGAAGTCACCTGCCATGACAGAAACTGGAACTTCATTGTTCTCATAGTTCTCTGGATTGTAACTCCAGTTGCCAGAGATTGCCTGGTCAAAGAACTTTTGCATAGCAGCGACAACTTTGATGTAACCATCGTTGTCTTTCATGTCCCAGAGAAGAGTGTAGTTATTCTTGAGACTACCATACTGAGGAACGATCTGTTTGAGCGGTCCCTTTTTGCTTTTCTTAGTGGACAGAAAGGCTCGAGGTGGTTCAATTCCATTTGTTGCGTTTGACACAACGGAACTGCTCTCTGATGGCATCTGAGCGGACAATGTTGAGTGCCTGAGACCGTGGGTGGTGATAGATACTCTAAGACTTTCCCAATCATAATTCAACTCCGTTCCACAAAACTCATCGATGTCGCGTTTGTAAGTGTCGATTGGGAGGATACCATCTGAATACTTGGTGCGATCGAAATATTCACATGCTCCTTTTTCTTTTGCAATTGCGTTGCTTGACTTGAGTAGATAGAACTGGAAAGCTTCAGACAACTGGTGGACGATTTGCCATGCTTTTGGATCGTCATAGTGTTCTCCTTGTTTAGCGAGGTAATGTGCCAATCCGATATAACCAATACCTAGAGAACGACGTGCAAGCGTACTCTTTTTAGCAGCAGCAACTGGATACTCCTGGTAATCAATGAGTTCTTCCAAACCACGAACTGCTAGATCACAGAGTTCTTCTAGATCATCCAGTTTAGTAATCTTACCTACGTTAATAGCAGACAGGATACAGAGAGCAATTTCACCACCACCATCGATATGCTCTAGTGGTGTGGTAGGAAGTGTAATCTCTTGGCATAGATTACTCATATTAACCTTGTCCTTAAAGGACGAGTGATCATTACAATGGTCGATGTTCATGATGTACAAACGACCAGTCTCTGCTCTCTCTTTCAGTAGATCGAGAAGAAGTTCTTGACCGCCAATAGTCTTCTTCGGAATAGATCCATCCAGTTCATAAGTCCTATAGAGATCATCAAAAGCGTCAGTCCCAAAAGCATCGTACAAACCTGGGACATCGTGAGGACTGAATAAGGTGATGTCCTCATTGTTGATGAAACGCTCGTAGAAGAGTTTGCTGATTTGGATTGAGTAGTCAAGTTTTCTGACACGGTTATCTTCTGTTCCTTTGTTGTTCTTTAAGACTAGAATGTCTTCGATTTCTTGGTGCCAGATTGGAAAGTGGACAGTCGCTGACCCACCTCTGATGCCGTTTTGAGTGCAGCATCTGACAGTTGCTTCAAACTTTTTGAGGAAGGGGACCACACCTGTGTGTTGAACCTCTCCGCCTCTGATTTTGCTGTTGATACCCCTGATGCGACCCGCGTTGATACCGATACCCGCCCTCTGTGCAACGTATCTGCCAATAGCCATGTCAGAAGTAAAGATGCTATCGAGGGTGTCATCAGCATCAACAAGAACACAGCTAGCAAACTGTCGAAGTGGAGTTCTAACTCCCGCCATGATAGGTGTGGGAATGTTGATTTTGTGCTTGCTGATTGCGTTGTAGTATTTTCGGACATACTCCAGTCTCGTTTCCATTGGGTAGTTTTGGAAGAGAGTGGCAGCGATCATCATATACATGTACTGAGGTGTCTCATACATCTCGCCACAACTGCGATCTTGAACAAGATACTTATCTACTACCTGACGCAAACCAGCGTAAGTAAATAGCATGTCTCGCTCGTGGTCAATCCAAGAATTGATCTTGGACCACTCCTCATAATTATACTTATCTAAAATGGAACCGTCATACACACCTTTTGATACACAATTGTAAGCATGGTCTAACACAGAAGGATATCCTTGTACCCAATCAGGTCCAAATACTTGTTTGTTAACGCCATACAAAAGTAGACGGGCAGCAACAAACTGATAGTTGGGTGTTTCCAAACTAATCAAGTCACTAGCAGATCTGATCAAAATTTCTTGGATGTCTTTGGTTTCAATTCCATCAAAGAATTGGAGACCAGAATTCATTTCGACCTGAGAGGCGCTCACACCACTCCCTAACCCTTCGCAAGCTTCCTCTACTACTTTGTGTACCTTATCAAGGTCGAGGGCGGTCAGAGACCCATCACGCTTCTTAACTTTAATGTTACCGTGCCCGTTTGTCATACTTTTTTCCAGTCGTTAAATTTTAGGGTTGCTTGTAGTCCCTGGTAAACGTTTGATTGTACCAGAGTTTGCACATCATGTCCAGCGAGATGCATGTCATTGATGTCTTTTTGTTGTATATTTTTTGGCCAGATGACTACCTGATCTCCTCTACTGATTGCTTTGGAGATTCTGGCGACGATTTCTCGGTTACGTGGTTCGTTATCAAAAATCCAAATATGATTGCTCCAACCAAACGTCCGAATATCAACATCGGACCCAGCCATAGCAACCGAGTTTTTAATGAATGTCGCATCGAAGGGTCCTTCGACGATATAAATGGGTTCATCTGTGTTTACTCTGTCCAAACCAAAGATCTTAGGTTGATCTTCGTCAAGCATGATCGTGATGTATCTTATTTTTGCCTTAGGGGCGAGCGATCTGCCTTGGTAACCGAAGAGGTTTCCTGCTTTATCTTTGAATGGGATAATAATACGAGGACTATCTTGTCTCAGGGTATCGAATGTCTTCTTTTGTTTGTTTGTC